TGACGATTACTTCGGGAAATATGTGTTGTATGGGGGTGCGATGGGGGGAGGCAAGTCATATCTCCTGCGGTGGTACTGTGTCCGCTTCTTAATTCTCGCTTTTGCCATCAAAAAGCTCCGGTGGGTGCAAGTTATGCTCGCCTGTGAGGACTACCCTTCACTGAAAGACCGCCAGTTGACCCGTATTGAGCGGGAATTTCCTCCTTGGTTAGGCCGAAGCTACACTGACCACAAAGTCTACGGTCGGTGTTACATTTTATCCCCAAAGTACGGAAATGGTGTCATTTGCCTAAGAAATCTTGATGATTCATCAAAGTACGCCTCCTCGGAATTCGCACTTATAGCGGTGGATGAGTTGACCAAGAACCTACTCGCCGTATTCCATGACCTCCGCACACGTATTCGATGGCCCGGATTCCAAGATCACGAAACCAAGTTCCTCGCAGGCACCAACCCAGGGTCAGTTGGACATGGTTGGGTCAAAAACCTCTGGATCAATCGGAGTTTCCCGGAAGAGTTCCACCCCCCCTTCTCACCTGTGGATTATCGCCCCTTTTTCAAATTCATCAAGAGTAAAGCAGAGGATAACCCCTCACTGGATAGTAGTTATTGGGCTATGCTGGGGACCTTACCCAAGGCTCTACGTAAGGCTTTCCGGGATGGGGATTGGGACACCTTTATCGGCCAGGCGTTTCAGGAGTGGGACCCCCAGCGCCATGTGATTACCCCCATCCCCGTCCCCGAGAACGCCCCCATGTACTTTACCTTTGATTGGGGCTTCGGTGCCCCCTTCTCTATGGGGTGGTGGTGGGTGGATAACGATGGCCGCCTCTACCGCTTCCATGAGAAGTATGGATGGACAGGGGAGTCTAATGTCGGGTTACGTCTGAGTGAGGATGAGTTGGTGGGGGTGATGTTGTTGGAGGAGAAGAAGTATAAGATCAACGCTAAACAAATCGTTAAACGTCTGGCGGGGCATGATTGCTTTGCACGGCGGGCCAATCCCAGGGGAGGGGGACAGGGGCCGAGTACCGCCACCGTGTTTGCCCAACACGGGGTACGCTTGGTTCCCGGTGATCCCTCTCGTGATCTCAAGATACGGCAATTTCATAATCGCTTGGCCCTTCCCGTGGATGGCAGCCCCCCTATGCTCCAGGTGTACTCCACCTGTGAGCAGTTTATTCGCACAATCCCCGACCTTGTAGTGGACCCAAATAATATTGAGTATATTGATGAGGCAGGGGAAGCTCATTGTTTTGATGAGGCGTGTCATGTGTTGATGGCAAGGCCGATATCGGTGCGGAAGGGTATGGGGGAGGTCCCTGTGATGCGGAGGGAGGTGCCCCTAACCCGGAATATGACAGTGCAGGATGTGGCGGGGCTGGAGATTCAGGAGTTGCGAGATGAGATGGAGGGGTTGAGGGATATGGAGGATCAACAGGTGAGGGAGGCACTGGGACTATGAATGGTAAGAGGGTAAAGAGACTGAGGGCTGGGGTGGTAGGGGACCCGGATATGGGGGAGAGGATGTTTGCACGAGATACAAACTTCACCACGCATCTCCTCCACCCCCACAGTTACCGTAAACAATATCAACAGGCCAAACAAGAGGCTAAGAAGGGGAGGGGTTGATGGAGGGGATGACGGGTTTGTGGTTTGTGGGGATGGTGGTGGTATTTGTTGTTTGTATCCTCTGGTTGAATCGGGAGTGGGGTATGGAGAGGCAACAGTTGCTGGATAGGATTATGGCCAGGAGTTATGAGGAGTATGCGGGGGTAGAGGTGAAGCAGCAGGAAGCTATGACCAAGGCGGAGAAGAAGATGAAGGTAGTGAGTGTCAAGGAGTTGAGGGATGAGATGGATCGGGAAGCCTCAGAAGGCATCGCTATTTAAGGAGTGACTAATGTCGATTATCAATACACTATTTGGCCCCAAAGCCCCCAGTGAGGGGGAGCTGGTACAGGTTGTTGAGGCCATGTTCGATACCGAGAAGGACACCTCTCGCCGTATCCTGGAGCGTATCTGGTGGAGGAATCTCCTTTATTATTGTTTAGCTGAGGGTACCAAAGTACCTTTGCTGGACGGTAGGGTTGTGAATATTGAGGATTTGGCCGACAAAGACCCTTGTTGGGTTTACGGGTTTGACCAAACCTCCCTCCAGGTTGTACCAGCTGAAATGGTTGCTGTTATAGAGACTGGAGTTAAACCCTGTGTGGAAGTGGAGTTGGATAACGGTAACCGCTTTACCTGTACCCTGGATCACAGGGTGCTAACCTGGTTTGGGTATGAGGAGGCCGGTAAGTTATCTCCCGGTTATCCTCTTATTCCCTGGAAGAGTAAGTTTTTCAGAGCCAGTGGTAAAGGGGTGACAGGTGGTTACAATCAGACCTTTCAGCCCTACGATGCCAAGTGGGAGCAGACCCATAGGATGGTGGCCCGGAGGATGTTTGGTGAAACTATAACTGGTAGTGTTATCCACCATATCAATGAGGATAAGCAAGATAATAGACCAGAGAATCTACAGCAAATGACAAGTAGGGAACACTCCACCCTTACCCTCACAACCCATAAGGATAAGATACTGGCAGGTATGACAGTTTATGCTCAGAGTGTGGAGGGGAGGAAACGTAAGTCTGAAAATGCCAAGAGGCAGTGGGCTGAGAATCGAGAGGGGATGTTGAAAGCTGTGCAAGGGTATAGGAGAGACCCTGTATATCGTGCTCGTGTAAGCGAGGGAGTGAAGAAGGCTAAGGCTCGGTGGAAAGAGATGGGTAGTACCGTAAACTGCCGGGTAGTGAGTGTGCGTCCTGTGGGGTTGAAAAGGGTTTATGATGCTGTAGTTCCTGTGACCAGTAACTTCGCTCTTAATGCTGGTGTGTTTGTGCATAACTGCGGTGAGCAATGGATTGAGTGGGTCAGGTCCACTTCAAGTTTCAGACGGAGGGTAGTATTGCAACCACAACAGACTCCTGTGAGCAATGAGATACGGGAGTATATCCGGGCAGTGAAGTCAATGCTGCTCAATCAGAAGTATATCCCCCGGATAGTGCCTAATACGGAGGAGCGGGCAGACGTGGATGCTGCCGATGTGGGGAAGGACCTCTTGATTTATATGGACAGTATCAATGACTACGAGATCGAGGATGAGAAGGAGAAGTTGGCGATTGGGATAGGGTTGTGGGGTACGATCTTTATGCGGACTATCCCCTTCAAGGACGGCGGTGAATGGTTCATCCAGAAGGATGGGACGGTGTTGACTACGGGGGAGGTAGTGAGTGAGTGTGTCATTCCTTTCAATGTGGTGGTGGATCGCAACGGGGATGCCTTGAGGAAGAAGAGGTGGGTGGGGATTCAGACTCTGCGGAATAAGGAGTGGGTGGAGGATGTCTTTAAGGTAAAGGTAGCGGGCGATACTGCCCGAGCTATGGTGGATTACCAGAGGCGGCTGATGTCACTGGTAAGTCAGGTATCTCCTTGGAAGGGGAGTGGTCTTGATTACATCGGTGCCGATGTGGATGAGGACCTGGTACCCTTTTATGAAGTGGAGTTCCAACCCAACAAGCGGCATCCCGAGGGGCGTTATGTGATTGTGTGTGGGGGGAAGCTCCTGGGGAATCACGAGAGGATGCCTATCCCTGCGGAGAAAGGATACTGGACCTACTCCCTTACCGACTTCCACTTCAACTATGTCCCTGGACGTTTCTGGAGTGACAGTGGGGTGGATGATTTGATATCTCCACAGAATGCCATCAACGAGATCGACAAGTCGTTGGCGGAGAATCGTAAGTCATTAGGCAGGCCCTGTGTGGTGACACCAGGGGAGTTGAGTATGACACGCCAGAGTGATAAGGGGGATCATGTTCTGGTACTCCAGTATGACGGGCTGACCAGTGGGGGTGGGAAACCGGTATTTCAACAAGGGATACCCCTCCCTGATCAGACGATGGTAGAGAGGGGAGTCCACAAGGTGCAAATCCAAGAGTTAGGAGGGGACCCCAAGAATATCTTGAAGGGACAGGCTCCCAGCGCCCACGCCTCCGGGGTTATGACGGATATCTTGAGAGAGACTGCGGAGAGGGGCCACTACCCTGATATCGACCGCTACAATCGGGGGATGAGTAGGGTGTATAAGAGTAGGCTACTCGTGGCTAAGGAGGTGTATACCGAGCAGCGAGTTATTAAGGTCAAAGGTAGGGGGAATCTCATCAAGGTTCGGCAATTTAAGGCCAGTGACTTACGCAACAACACAGATGTGCGCCTTGAGATCGACAGTGGGGCTGCCACTACCAAGGCGGGGCAAAGAGCAACCCTTATGGACCTCTTGAAGCTCGGCTTCTTCCAACAGGATATGGCCACGGACCCTACCATACGTCACCAACTGATTACCCGGTTTGGATTCAGTGGATTCAGTGATACCACCAATGGGGATATTGATCGGGCGGAGCGGGAGAATAGTGCTGTGGTAGCGGGGCACTTTGAGGGATTGATGATCGCCCAACCCACGGAGGGCCAAGGGATTACCCCGGAGTCTGAGGTTGTCAGTAATGACCCCTTGTTTAAGTACGATACTCATGCTATCCACTATGAGATACATAGACGCTTTATGATAACCCCAGAGTTCTCGGACCTGGATGAGCAGCAACAGCGGGCACTGATCTGGCACAGCGATACCCATCACATGCAGATAGAGGTGGAGCAGGCCAAGGCCCTCCAGCAGCAAATGTTGATGCAGGGTGGGGGGCAGGGTGGACCCAATGCCCAAGGCTCTCCCCCTAACCCTAACCTGGAGACCACAGGGGCTCCAGAACCCACAGTGCAAGGAGGGATGGTGTGATGGCGACTATAGGGAGTACGGTACAAACAATACGTAACAGGAAGGCATTGCTGGAGGACCCCTTTGGGGATAAAGTGGTAACTCCCCCGGAACTCACACCGGAAGAGCAAGCTAAAAAGAAGGCGGAGGAAGACGCTAAGAAGAAGAAGAAAGGGTGGTGGTAGGAGATGCCTGTAGAGAAGAAGTGTGCTGTTTGCGGGGCCTCTATCTTTCTATCTCCTTCACATATAGGAAGAAAGAAGTACTGTTCCCTGGTTTGTAGGAATAAGGGTAAGAAAGCTGTTGTTAAGGGAAGCGATAATCCTAACTACAAAGGGGGCATCACCATCTACAGTAACTCTGTCAAAGGAGAACAATGCGTTTTCTTTTGGAATAGGGATAGACACCAAAGTGTCCACCGGCTTATTGTGGAGGACACTTTGGGCCGTAAGTTACTCCGTAGTGAGGTTGTACACCATATTAATGGAAACTCACTCGATAACCGAAATTCAAATCTCTTGGTATGTACCATCGGATATCATCAACATCTACACATGAAGATGTCGTATCGGTACGCCCACGAGCATTTTACCTAAAGGAGGCTTTTATGCCAGATGAGAATACCGCAAACGGAACTGGGGCGGAACCAGTCGTAGAGACGCATGAGGGGAAGTCGTTGACCCCCGAGAGTACAGAAGCGCAAGGGGCAGGGTCGCACCCTGACGGACAAGAATCTAAACCATCGCCATTTGACAAGGACCCTCGCTGGCAGTCCGCCCGCCAGGCCGAGAAGACCCTACAAGGTCTTTTGACCGATCTGGAGGTGGAAGATGTCGATGAGTTGAAGGAGTTGTTGATCTCGGGTAAGCAGGTGGCGGGGAAAGTTGATCCCGACAAACTTGATGCTCTCATCACCAAGGCCGAGACCTTGGAGAGGTATGAGGCGTATTGGAAGGCGCAAGAAGAGGTGGCACGCCGGGCGGAAGAAGAACCCGAAGTGACGGCTGATCGCCTTACCAGGGAGAATGCCGAGTTGAAACGAGAGCAACAAGCCCGTAAGATAGCGGAAGAGAACAAGAGGACTCTGGAGACGTATGACCATTCGGTCAAATCCGGGATCAAGGAGTTGCTTCCCGACCTTCCCAAGGATCAGATGGAGTTTGTGTTACTGGCCCTGGGGGTGGATAACCCGGCTCTCGATATCGAGATCAAGGATAAGGTGGTGGTAGGTAGGACGGTCAAGGCGATTGCCAAGAGGTTTGAAACACTCAAACAAAACATAATCAAGGGTTACGTGGAGGGGAAGGAGAAGATACCCACTGTACCGAAAGGTGGTGGGGGGGAAGCTCCCTTATCCAACTCCGGCGAACCTAAAACCTTGAAGGAATCCCGGAAGATGTTCCTCGGACTCGCTGGGAGGCTCTTCAATCAATAAGGAGAAGTGAATGGTCGATTACACAGATATTTCCAACTTAACAGAAATCCTTAAAAACGTCTACGACACTGGGCTGAAAAACCAATTCGCAGACGAGAA